GTTGCTGGATTAACTGGCGAAGATAGTCTTGCCGAAGGTCTTACAGAATCACAGAAAAAGGCCGTTGAATGGGGAACAAAAGTCCGAAACGTACTCGACACAGTCATTGATCTAAAAGATGAATTGATTGCTTTGGCCATTGTCATTGGAACAGTCTTTGTTGTTTCAAAGATTGCCGCCGGTGTTACGGCGACGATTGCATTGATAAAGACATTGATCACTGCATATAACGCTTTGAAAGCATCAGCAATTCTGGCGGGTATTGCTACTGCATTCGCACTTAATCCTTTGTTGGGTGTTGGAGCCGTTGCACTTGCGGCTGGTGTTCTAGCTGCTGGAAATGCTCTAGCAAATAGAAATGAAGGCGAAACACAATTTGCAGTCGGTGGCGCACCCGGAGCGATTAGCGGTGGGGGAAGTAGCGGTCGCAGTACGGGTGGAATCACAGGTGGCGGAAGCTCAGGCGGTGGGGGCAGTAGCGGCGGCGGAGCAACGTCCAAAGTAACATCAGGCATCGCCACGGCGGTTGCCAGTGCAGCTAGAGCAGGCGGAGCGTTCACCGATTCACAGAATGCGGCACGTCTTGCAGCTCAAGGCGGTGGCGGTTTCACGGATTCTCAAAACGCTGCACGGATTAATCTCACAGTTAATGGCGCAATCGATGCAGAAGGCACGGCACGCACAATCGTCAAGACTCTCAATGATTCGTTCTATCGTGGCACAGGCGGAGCGTCCGCACTTCAGGCAATCTAATGACGCAGTGGGCTCCAGTCTGGCGCGTTGAAATCGCCGGCGTTGATGTCACCGATTCGGTGTTAGCCAATCTGACGATTACGTCAGGGCGCACAAATATCTATGAACAGGCTCAAGCCGGCTATTGCTCAGTCAATCTCATTATCTTCAATCAAGCTGCATTACCTTACGAAATCAACGACACCATTTCGATTGAAGTGCAAGACACATCGGCGGTCTATGTGCCAATCTTTGGCGGATCAATAGTGGACATCGCCGTGAGCGTTTCGCAGGTAGGGTCTAGCGCATATACGCAAGAAGTCACTATCACCGCTCTAGGAGCCCTTGCAAGGCTTCAGAAAGCTCTCACAAATGGCGTCTTGAGTCAGGACTTTGACGGCGACCAGATTGAGACAATCTTGCGCGAAGTGTTATTCGCCCAGTGGCAACAGGTTCCAGCAGCTTTAACATGGGCGACTTATGATCCGACTGTTCAATGGCAAGATGCGGAAAATAACGGACTAGGCGAGATTGATACTCCAGGCAATTATGAGCTGGCACAACGCTCATCAGATCGCATTATAATCTACGACTTAGTCGCCGCGCTCGCCACGAGCGGATTAGGTTATTTGTACGAGTCGGCATCTGGGCTCATATCCTATGCAGATTCGACACACCGCACGAATTACCTTGCAGCTAATGGCTACACCGATCTCACTGCCAATCACGCGCTAGGGCAAGGCATCACAATCAAGACAAGGGCAGGCGATGTCAGAAATGACATTACAATCAGCTACAACACAAACTCACAAAACGAAGTCAGCGATACAGATCCAGCATCAATAGCAATATATGGCGATTTGGCTCAAATCATTACGACGACAATCAAACATAAAGCCGATGCAGAAGATCAAGCCGCTTTCTATTTATCTCTGAGAGCCTATCCGCGACCTATATTTGATTCCATCACTTACGCCTTGACCAATCCAGAGCTAGACAATGGCGATCGGAACGCTCTCATCAACGTCTTTATGGGTCAGCCAATAGCACTCAATGACCTGCCGCCAAATATGTCGTCTGGCACGTTTCAAGGCTTTGTCGAGGGCTGGACTTTTCGCGCTTCTTACAATCAGCTCGACATCACTCTTCTTATGTCTCCATTGGCGTATTCACTCCAAGCCATGCGATGGAACGATGTGCCAATAAATGAAGCTTGGAATACCGTGTCGCCGACTTTAGAGTGGGAATATGCCACAATTGTCTCATAACGAAAGGAAATACTGATGGCAAATCCAACGACCAATTATGGCTTCGTTCTACCGACGCCAACCGATTTAGTTACAGATCTTCCAGCCGATTTCGATGTCGCACTTCAAGGCGTTGATACTCGTCTAAAAGCATTACAACCTGGCACGACACTTGGTGATCTTGCTTATTCATCGGCAACTGCTAACACCAACACCCGTCTAGGAATTGGATCAACTGGACAGATTCTCACAGTTGCTTCTGGTGTCCCAAGTTGGGCTACTCCCGCCGCAACAACTTTTCCAGCGTTTAGAGCGCACACTAACGCTCAGCAAACAATTCCAGCAAATACTTTTACCAAAATTACATTTGCTACAGAATCATTTGATACAGACAGTTGCTTTGCTTCAAGCAGATTTACACCAACAAAAGCAGGATTATATTTCTTCACTTGGACTTTAGATCTGGGTGGTATCGGAACTCGCTCAATCCAGTTCTATCTAAATGGTTCAGATTGCGGAAATATATTTTTCAATGCCACAACTTCGCACACAGATATGACCAACTCAAACTTTATTTCTATGAACGGCACTACCGATTATATGGAAGTCTATGCTTATTGCAGTGTTTCAACAGTCGTTGAAAATGGAACAGTTGATAGTTACTTTGAAGGATTTGGAGTGAGAGCATTATGACAATCATTGAGACAATTTACGCGGCCTATCCAGAATTAGAAGGAACAGACCTTTTTTACACTCATGGAATTAAACTGCAAGATGATTCAGACGGCATCGGCGTTTATGTTGCTGAATGGAATTATTCAAAGCCACTTCCTAAAGGTCTTAAACTAGGCAAGTGAACCAATATCCAGAAGGCACTGCTGCACGCATCATTGAAGTCGCACTAGCTGAAGTCGGCACAATTGAGACTGGCGAGAATCTGACAAAGTACGGCAAGTTCACAAAGGCCGACGGATTGCCCTGGTGCGGTTCATTCTGTAATTGGGTCTTTCACACTGCCGGCGTCAAGATTCCTTCCATGGTTTCTACGGCTGCCGGAGCTCATAAAATGAAAGAGCTTGGGCGCTGGATTGACGATAAGCCGCAGCTTGGCGATCTATGCTTTATGGACTTTCCACACGATGGCATTGATCGAATCAGCCACATCGGAATTGTCGTCAAGTTAGGCCAGACAAGCGTTCTCTGTATTGAGGGCAACACTTCCGGCACTGGAGATCAACGCAACGGCGGAATGGTGATGGTAAAACGTCGCTATATTGGCAAGGAGATTGTTGGTTTCGCTAGGCCAAAGCTTGTTGCTTATGCTGGAGAATATCCAGTGGTCGAGCCACTTCCACAGGCAAAGCCAAAGGAGAAGAAAAAATGAAGGAATTAAAATCAGCAGGAGCATCGTGGTTGAGAGCTTCACTCTCGGCCGTAGCAGCTCTGTATATGTCTGGCATTTCGGATCCGAAAGTCTTGGTCAATGCTTTTCTAGCCGGGCTATTAGCTCCGGCGGCCAAGTTTCTTAATCCAAAAGATGCAGCTTACGGATTCGGCAAGAAATAAGTGTGGCGGTGGATAGGGCTAGGCTCGTTACTGCTGGCCTTATCTTCCTGCAATTTAGGAGATCAAATTAGATATGAGTGCCAAGTCTATGAAAACTGGGAGAAAACAGAATGTCAGAAGCCAGCCTGTATCGTTACTGGAACATGCACTGAGGACATCATTGGATCATTCTATCCAGAGGCCGTCACGACGCCGTAGTCCAGAGGACGTTCACGCGCAGCTTATCCTCATTATTGGATCAACATTGGCGGCAGTATTTTTTATAGTCACATTAGGTATTACTTATGCACTTATTTTCGTTACGCAGCCAATCGGCGGACAAGCTCCTAACGATGCAGCCTTTATCGATTTACTCAAGACATTGGCGATCTTCTTAACTGGCTCACTTGGCGGCGTCCTAGCTGGTAATGGACTTAAAGCAAAACAAAAACAGAGCGAGGACACGCCGAAAAATACGCTCATTACTTGACCATGTCGGCCATCGATGTCACTCTGTATCTGGGAGCATTCGACAAGGCTCTCACGGGAGCAAAAAATGACATCAGGTGAAATCGGTTTATTTCTGTTTATGTGTCTGGCCTGTATTCTTTGGTCGATTGTGAGCTACACAATGGGCTACAAAGAAGGCCACAAAGAAGGCTATCAACGCGGTCGAGCCGTAGGCCGTCACGCATCAGCTCAGGCGGTGTCCAAGTGAGTTTCTTAGATAACTACGAAGATGTAGCTGCACGCATTCAGCGATTCTGGGCTACACACAAAGACGGCAAGATCCACACATCAATCATGGACATCAACCTGGAGAAGGGCTATGTCCTAGTCGAATGCCGTGTATATCGCCATTACGACGACCAAGAGCCAGCCGGTATCGATTACGCATTCGGCAACGTAAACACCTACAACGTCCAGATGAAGAAGTGGTTTGTTGAGGACACAGTCACATCAGCGATTGGCCGTTGCGTAGGTCTGGTACTTGGATCTGATAAGCGTCCAACAGTTCAGAATATGCAACAGGTTGAGCGAATCGATCCAAAGATTGTTCAAGATTCTGCCGTTGCCTATGACTACTGGAACACTAAACACGGAGACGTGCCATCATTTAAGACACGTGAAGAGGCAGAAGCTGCCGGCATTCCGACGCTTGGAGTAGCTATTGACACAATCAAAGAGACGTTAGGCGGCGTTCAAGTAGCTGCTGCTCCATTGTGCTCTCATGGTCACATGATCTGGCGAGAAGGAACGGCTAAGACTGGAAAAGGCTGGGGCGGTTATATGTGCTCCGAGAAGGTTAAGGCGAAGCAGTGTCCGCCAGCCTGGTACATGCTCGGCTCTGATGGACAGTGGCGGCCACAGGTATGACAAAGAATCGATTGATTGTGATTATTGTGATGGCTCAATGCGTTCTTGGAATCTTAATGATTGTGATGGTGACACTATGAGCCGAGTCACTGAAATGATTGATGTTGATACGATGATTGGTCGGACTCTTATTGATGGCAAGATTGTCGCAGAGTTTAAGTGTGAGCAGTGCGATCACTGCCAGCGCATCGAGATTCTAGATCGTGCCGGTTATCAACGCGATGTCTCTGGTGAGCCGATTCTCTGGTTCTGTGGCCAATGCAGAAAATGACAGTAACGCCCGCCGATGAGTGGGCTATACATAAACGCGCTAGTGACGTGGTCTTTGCTCAAGAAGCAATCCTTGGCGTCATTCAGTATTACAACAAGCTCAACAATCATGAACGCGTAGTCGAATACGCCGAATCACTAGCTGCTGAATTATGTGTGGCCAGATACTTTGGACTGGACTACGACATCAATGACAACAAAGGAAAGAGCCGATCTGATGTCGGCAAGGGCATAGAAGTCAAGTGGACGTCATATCAAGGCGGTAATCTCATCATCTCGCCTAATGATCGTGAGAGCGATGTAGCCGTGTTGGTCGTCGGCAAGTCGCCGGTCTATTACATCGTTGGCTGGCTTCCAGTCTCATTCGCTAAGCGCAAGCGATTTAAGAATCCACGTCAAGATTCATGGTGGGTAGATCAAGGCAATCTGAACCCAATAGAGAATCTAGCAAGGAGCGAATATGCCGCTATTGCGATTTGATTGCTCAATCTGTAAGAAGCTCTATGGTGATGGGCGTAAAGAGCACCTAATTACAAAGGGAGCCGAATTGACGATGCACGAATGGTTCGCTCAATGCTCAGGTTGCGGAACATTCTCGGTCAAGCTAGTCGATGATTCATTGGTGAGTGATTTATGAGCATTGTCAAAATGAGTTATCAATGTCAATGTGGCGCAATCATTAAAATTGAGAATCGTGGAATCATGGACGGATCCTTTGCACTGCAAGAAGCCGTTATCGACCATGAGGACGAGGACTGCTCATGAATAGTTATCCACAGACTTATCCACAGGCATCTGTGGAGGATGCGACACACCGAGTTCAATCCTTGACAGAATGTCAGGATCCATCGCTATACTTAAAAGATAATAAGCTTTTAAAAATAAAGATAAATAAAAAGATAATAAATATAAAGATAAAAAATAATAAAAACTTATTGGCTCTTCCTATGTCAATTCTGATCTTGACAGTATCCACAACAATAGAAGCTAAAGCAGCAACAAAGACTGATTCTCTTAAGCTTTATGCACATTCAAGAATTATTAACTACGAGCAGTTTAGCTGCTTTCATTCCTTGATTACTAAAGAAAGCAACTGGAGAATCGATGCACGTAATGGATCTCATTACGGCTTAGGCCAGATGCGTAATGCTAAGTATGGACGACTCGATGGCTTCTCGATGGTGGACTGGAGCATTCGCTATATCAAGGGACGATATGGATCTATGTGCAACGCATGGAGATTCTTTCAGAAACACGGATACCATTGATGGCAAGCGGTAAGCATGAGAAGGTTTACGGGTCAGCTTGGCGCAAGATGAGACGCTACATCTTGGCTAGAGATAGCTACACTTGCCAATACTGCATGGCTCCAGCCAATACAGTGGATCATGTGCAACCAGTGAGCAAGGGCGGTGAGATATTGAACCCGGAGAACCTGGTCGCTGCGTGCGTCTCGTGCAATAGCCGGAAACAAGACAAGTCTTCGCGCTTTTTTTTGAAGCGGGTTCCCAC